AGAAAGTTCAGAGGTTTCAAAATCAATTGAAATAAATTCGTTACCAGAATCTGAATTTTTTTCTTCTCAGAAAAATATTAATCTAGAAAGTTCAGAGGTTCCCGAATCAATTCAAATAAATTCTTTGCCAGAATCTGAATTTTTTAAATCAAATGATTTATTAAATTTTACAAATTCAAATAATGAAAATAATTATAATTTAAATTCTTCTATTTTAGAAGAAAATATAGATTTAAAAAATAAAATAAATAAAATTTCAACGGAAATTGAAAATGTAAAATCTTATGTAACTGGACCTCTCAACAATGAATTAATATCATTTGCTACTCAAGTAAATCAAAGAGTTAATAGAAAAGAACCAAAAAATTATCAATCTCAAATTGTAACAATTGTACCAACAAATTCATATATAAAAGATGTAATAAACAGAGCAAAAGTAGTTCCATCTTGGGTATAAAAAAGCCCCCTTTCGGGGGCTTTTCTCAATCATTCTCCATTTCGGAGAAGTACTTTAAAGGATCTTTTTCCTCTACATCCGTGATGTTGGTTTCCTCAACATCATCCTCAATATTACTAGATTCAGTAAATTGAGCACGGATATCATCACCGACAGACTTCTTGAAGCGAGCGTTTAGTTCATCAAAACTCTTGAACTGACTCTTGTCGATGAATGGCTTGAGTGGATACTGCTTCTTCCAGATTTCCTCAAGCTTCTTGTCATCACCACCAAGAAGTGGTGCGGGGGTTGCAAATTCGCTTCGGTCGTAATTAACATAACCACCTACATTGCGAATCTTAATCTTAAAATCTGCACCAGTCCAGAAGTTAAATGGATCAACAGCAACTTCATCCTGAAACTCTGGGTGTGCAAGACTTTGAATCTTCTGGAAGATCTTAGTACCATACTGATAAAGGAATACCTTACCCTTATTTTCTGGATTGGCAGGATCCTCAAGAACAAGAATATTTGAGATGTAAGTTAACTTGCGCTTACGTTGACGAGCAATGTTCTTATCATCTTCAATTCCACTATTCCACAGTTCTGTATTTGCAGCGCAGACTGGGCACTTTTCACCAATAGTAGTTGGACAGTTTTCGTAGAACCATCCACCCTTACCCTTAAAGGTGTGGCTATAGACTGCCACGAATGGAGTCTCCTCACCTTCTACCTCTGGTAGGAAACGAACTACTGCATAGCCGTTTCCAGCCTTGTCGATTCCCGGCTTCCAGATTCGTTCATCCTTATACGAATCCTTAGCGTTCATCTTATCAAGACGCTCAGTTAAATTTGCGATTGAGTTCTTACTCTTCTTCTTAAAATCTGAAAAATTAGCCATATGTTTCTTTCCCCGAGGAACTACCTCGGCCTTTTAGTTAAGTCAATATACATCAAACTAACCATTAGTCAACCGGAAGTTTTAATGTTTTTTTCTTAGTTTTGATTAAATTTAAATTTTTTGCTTCTTGTTCTACTTTTTCTATAATAGGTTTTGTTAAAAGTTTTCCTGTTGCAGTAGGTTCAAGGCCCATTTCATCTCCAAGTTCTAAAACACATTCCATGAATGATAAATTTGTTTTTGTAACTCTTTCTAAAACTTTAAGAGAAAATTTTTCTTTAGCACTTTCATCTATAAACATGATTAACTATACCTTTTATATTAAAAAAAGCAATATTTGTTTGTTCTAAATATTCTAGAACTATTTATAGGAAAAAATAATGGCTTCTGATACAGACGATAATATTATAATCGAAACTTCTGGTTTAACCGCTGCTGTTGCAACAGATGTTGTTCAATTTTCTGGTGCATGTGCGCACTTTCAGTTATTTAAACTGGCATATGGTATTTGTGGAACAGCAAATATTGTAACGAGTTCTGATCCACTCCCAGTCTCGCTTACAAATGGTCTTACTGCCACTGTAACTGGACCGATAACAATTCAGGGTTTAACGGGCGGGGCTCCTGTAAATGTATCGGGAACCGTAATTTCTACTGGCATAACTGGTTCTCCAGTATATGTTAGAACCTTTAGTGGTTATCAGGTAGAAGTAACTGGCGGAAGATTATATACAACCAATGATTCAATTTCTGTTTATGGTCCAAGTGGCGCGACATTCCTTCCTGTAAGGCTTGTTGGGTCTACTGGTTGGGGCATAGGAACAGAAGGTGATGCACTCAAGGTGGTTGTCACTGGTGCCACATTTGAAGCCACAATCGGTACGAGTATATCTGTTTTCGGTGTTTCTGGTGCAACAGCAGTTGCAGTAACCGTAGGAAATACTTTAGGCATCAATGATACCAATATTACAAATGGTCTCACAGCAATATATGTAAACATTAATAATGTAAGAAGCGATTTGGCTGGGATTTCTTCGGCTTTAGGAACATTAAATACAAATTTAGGAACACTTGGCGTTTCAATGCCGGGAACATTTAAAACTGGACGTATTACCGTGGGTTCTGCGTCAGTAATACAAATGGATGCATCTGGGTTCTCATGTGAATATGGAATAAATGTTAAATCTTTAAATACAAACACAAATGTGATTTATTTGGGAAATACATCCGGTCTGGTAGGAACTTCATTTGGATATCCTCTTTTTGAGGGTGAAGATACATTCTTAAAATTAAATAACACTAATAAAATTTATTTAATAAGTGGTAGCGGTAACCAAATAATCTCATTTACAGCTTCTTAAATAAAAATTATAATCTATGATTTATGTTTTAAACGATGTTCGATCTTTTTCAAATTATGGATTATATATTCAAGGTGTAACCACAGATCCAGTTTTTTCTGATGGGTGGATCGCAAGTAAGCCAAATTTAACCATAACAGGAAATACTCTTTTTATAGATTATTCTCATGTTTATGATTTATCAGATACAACTTACATCAAAAGAACATTTGCAGCATTTGGTAATACAGGTGTAACTTTTTATTTTATTCCCAGTGAATATTATGATGGTTTAAAAGAATATAGAAATACAATAGGTGGAACTTGTTATCTTGCAGACACTTTAAATAATGACAAAATTTTAGTTTGTACCATAGGTTCTGGATTTACTACAGATTCAAATTATTTAAATTATACCAAAGAAAATTTTATAGAAATACCACAGTATCAGTTGAAAGCACCCAATCTGTTACTGGTTATTTTTTAATAAATTCGATGCCAAATCTATCATTAGAAAATTTTAAATCTATTGGTATAATTGGAAATAGATATGGGTTTGAAGAATACATTACTATATCTGGGGGCACACAAGAAAATAATGGTAGAATACAACTAGATTCTTTTGTTACTTTAAAAGATAATAGAGAAATATTATATTTTTTATCTGGTGGAACTGCACAAAATTTTTCTGACACTTTAACAACAGTAAGTTTATCTTTAAGAGGAGATACTGATACTCTTACAGCACCAAGATTTTCAAATTTGACCGGAATATTTGTTACAAGATATAAATTAAATAATTACATAATAAATTGTTATGAAAATCAATCTCAAAATCAAGCAATTTTAAGAAAACAAGAACTTCCAACTATTAGCAATGAAATATATTCAACATTTGAAAATTGTGATTCTTGTCCAGATTTAATTTATGGAACAAGTGGAACAACTACATTTGATGAAATCGGTGAAATATTTACAAACTTAATATTTTTAAGAATACTCTCTAACAATTTAGTTTCTGTTACCAACGCAACGGCTGGAACTATAATACAAACATCAACTGCAACAATTACCGTTGCAAGTAGAACTGAAAATGTAATAAAAATAGATCTAAGTCACCCAAGTTTATTAAACTATGAATTAAGTCTTTATACAGATCCGGCAAAAACTCTTCCACTTACTGCAACACAATTTACAGTTTATGGTAGAGTAGGATATAATAATTCCTATGCTATGGTTAGAAATTATGTTAATGGAACAATATTGTACGGAATGTTAGAAGGACCCAATACTATAAACTTTACTATAAATGTTTAATCTGGTTTTTCTTCTTTTTTAAACAAATTAGTCAATGATGTTGCTATTCCTTTAACAGAATTTAAAGCATCACCTGTATTAAATCCTTCGCCTTTTGCTTTTCCAAATTTTTTAAGTGGGCATTCTAAACCGGGCATCCAAAGTTTATTTGATAGTGCTGCTCTTTTGTTTTTAGAACCACAACCACATTTTGTACACCACCCAATTTCTTCTTCTTCTGGTTTGTTATTTACTTTATTTGGACATTCCAGACATATTTTTTTTCTTGCTTCATACATTTCTTGAGAAACTTTTCCACTCAAAATTTGAGATCCTTCTGCCTTAGAATATGAAACTGCTTTTTCTAAAAAAGTAGAATCTTTTGTTTCTTCGGAAATTACTTCTTCTCTCCTGTAAACATTGTGTTGTGGTAATTTATTTTTTAATTCTTGTACTATTGGAACAGTTCTTGAATTATTTTGAACAGGATTAAATGCAATTGGTTTTCTTTGATCGCAAAGTTTGCAATCATTGATTCTTACAGATTTTTCAAATTTATTGCAATAAGGAGAACAACTTTCATTTAATTTCCAATATTCACAATTAATTTTTGTATACGCTCTTGCTGGATTAGTTTTGCATAATTCATATTGAGGTAATGAAATGTTGTTCATTTGCTTGGGCCTTTAGCATTTATTATAATATGAGATCTGTTTTTTGCAAGTGTATTTCTATTTGGATTGGCTTCATACGTTGTGTCGAATGGTAACCAACCTCTGTCATTTTCGGGAACAGAATATTTACTTATTTCTAAAGAAAATTCTGTATTTCTTGGTGAACATGTAGATGCTGTTGCACATAAACTATTCCAAAGTGGTGTTATTGGAGTTCCTGAACCAGCTCCAGAACAAGCTGCTGGGGCTCTTGTCCATATATGATTACATCCATCAGTTGGACTTTCTGAATGTGGTGTCGAAGAATCGAAACAGTCAAGAGGATTTGGTTCAGCACCAGTATTACAATTAATTTCAAAAGTTTCAACATAATCGGGATCAAATAGTGTTCCCAATTTTGTTCTTTGCTGACATGCAAACTTTCTCCAATTTATCATTATTTGTCCGACACCGAATCCATAAGCGGATCCTGCGTCACCACAAGTAGAAATAAACCAACCATTGCAATCTTGGTTTATGCATGGATGTGGTGATATTCCCGTCTCTTCTGCTATTCTTAAAAATTCTGTAGCACAACCACATAAAAATAATTTTGCACATTGGGTTATCAAACCAAATGGGTCAGAATTGCTTACAAATCCTCTTGTGCTGTTGCTCCCATTTACTTCCAAATAAATTCTTTCGGAATCCATACCAAACAATAAAACTTGAGCATCTGGTATGCCAAAGCAAGTATTTGTTACCTCTCCACGATTTCCTCCATTTGATGCACTGCAATTCCAACAACCAACATCACCAGCTAATGAATTGTATTGAACTTCGTTAGAAGCACACTGCCAATCAGTATCAATAAATTGTCCTATACCATTACCACATCCTCTAATACTTTCATCAACATCTTGAGGCGAAGCATATTCACATTCTTTTGGTGCTCCAGCTGTTCTTTCAATACATTCAGTACAATAACAATCTGCCCCCGGCTCTTCTGGGCATCTTTTTCTGCATTTAGCACCGTCAAAATCTTCAAAGCAACATTCTAAGGTTTGAGCAGTTAATCTTTCACAAGAAGTGCAATCTGCAAATGGATTTTCAAAAACCCATCCGCTGCAATCAGGATCGTCGGGACAATCTATGTATTCAGCACATTGTCGTCCACTAATTCCATCCCAACAATCACCGGGGCACGGAGTTGGTAATTGATTACAATTTTCGGGTGGTTCATCTATACAAGGTCTTCTGTTACATGCATTTTCTCCACATGGTATAGTACATTTGCCTAGCGGTGCATTTCCCGGCAATTGTGTTTCATTGAATCTAGGAAAATCTGCAACTTCTCTTAATATTCCATTTGTACCAGAAGGTGGCTGACATGGGTTACCACCCCAAACACAATCTGCAGCCATCCCATAAAGTGGATCACCACATTGCCAGCCTTCTTTTGCGTTTAGGATACCTGAATTAGAAACACTAACGCCGATATATGTGTTTCTATATCTTCGTCCACCCATTGGGGATCCTTGATTTCCAGATGGGAGTGGCATATCTGCACTCGCATTTAACCACCGAGGACCATGTTCTTCAAAAAGATTAAGTAAACCACTCGGGGGTGTTTGAGGTCCATTTATATAATATTGTGGGCAAGAACCATTTAAAGAAAGATTGGGGTTATAACAATTATTTAAGACACCCCAAAAACTTGGATTGATATCACTTGGCCAGCCACCGGGGTTCCAATATTGTATTGGTCGCCCCCTGACATCTGTGTGATATTGCAAATCATCAGGATAACTGTGAATCACCATCTTCAATCCATTAAATTTTTCTTGAGATGTTGTTTTCGTTGAACCATCTACAGTATCTGCGCAAGAACATTCACCACAATCAGGATTTGGAGATGTGCCGCATACAATGCATCCTATATTTTTTGTTTCAATGTCTACATTTAATACTACTGGCCCTCTTTCGGCAAATGACATTTTTGTTCCTGCCAAAGTATTTGCACAGTGCAAATAATTTGCAGCAGTTATTCCGGGAACAATTATCGGTCCATCGGGACCCGGTATTGTGGTATCACACGATCTCCAAGTATCGTCGCATGCAGATGGTCCAATTCTCTCATTGCCATCTGAAGTTTCTCTATATCCTGAAGGACAATCGCAACCAAGACTTGATAACTTTTTTTCTTCTAGTTTTTGTTTTATTGTTATTCTAAAAACTTTTTCTTCTGGTGTACCTTCTTTAAATTTTTTGATATATTGATTTACATTGACATCCCAATCTCTAAATGCTCTCCAAACTTTTCCTTGATCTAAATCAGCATGATCTAAAGTAAATAAAAGACGAAGTGCATTTGTTGGAGTTTTATTTAACCAAATACCATCTTGTTCTCTTCCACTAGAAAATTCGTAGCCAGCAGATTCTAAGGCTGTTGCGTCTCCATTTATATCTTCACAATCCATGCCAAAAGCCCATTCTCCAAAACTTCTTCCTTGTTCACCATATTCAGGATAACAAAAAGTACCTTCAGCAAAATGTTTTGTTGGCACAACTACGTGAATACTCATTTTTCTAAACATATCATCTGCATGATTTTTTACGTCCCATTCAGGGGTTGTATATCTATTTGCAGGATCCCACCAACAAAAAAATCTTGTATTTTCTTCTGAACTATTATAATTTGAAAATCCAGAACAGCCAGATGGAACATCTTCCCATCCGTATGGGGTTCCGGTTTCATCTAATTCATAACAAATTTCTGTATTTGTGCAATAACCATCGGTGCAGCATTTTCCAGAATTTGGATCATTTGGATTTGTGGAGCAGGGCTGTTCAGTCAATTCACATTCCAATATTCCGGGACCAACTATTTGTCCATTATCTAAAACAGTTCCAATATAAGAGGGATCTGCCTTTGCTTTTAAAACTTCTTCTCTGGTATACAATCTCCCACCCGGGGTATTGTCTGGGAAAAGTGCTCGGCATGGATATTCATAGTTTGCACTTTGTGCTACATCGTCTGGTAGTAAGTTTTTCTTAAATTTATACGGCCACGGTCCTCTGGGCATTCTTGCAAAATCCATATCACATGGTAGAGGGTTGCCCTGATTATCTGTTCTTGTATTAAATTCTGGGCATTCACTTAAATTAATCCATTCGATGTAATCTACTCCAGCTCCATTATATGATTTACACGCATCGGGATGTGGTCTTAAATTTTTTCCAAATCCTTTGTGGTTTATATCCACGACAGTTTGAAATAAACTTCCAATTTGTTTTTCTATTTTTAAATTAAAAGTAAGTTCTATAAAACCATCATCATTTTCTATGTTGGTCATATTTATACCATTGAACCAAGATGGATAAATTTCACCATAATAATTTGCACCACCCCACCAATAACTTTGAGAATTTAAATTTTCGGATGACGTTCGAAACAGTGATGATCCGGTATAACCTATTCCACCAGATGGAAGAGACTCAATAGTATAGTTTCCATAAGTATCTAAGTTTGTTCCGCGAAAACAAGCAACCGGATTTACTGGATTGCATGAAGGAAGATTAAAATCGGGACCAAAACCATTATTTTGTCGGCAAATATATTTTGTCATTACATGACCGACACTTGGCATTTCTGTTGTAAGTGTACCAAGAATGTTCCAATTTGCTTGTTGGCATTGTTCTATCTCACCAACATTATAATATAAATGGTTTTGGCGATACCAATTTATTGTTTGGTGGTCATGATCGCACCAATTACATTCAAAAGTTACACCACAGCAACATGCTTTTTTAGTCATAAAAAATAGTCTCGTATTTATTTATACCAAAAAACAAAACTCCCCGGATTACCGGGGAGTTTTTTCACAGAACGAAACAAAATTTATTATCGACCGCGATTACGAATGACTCTGTAATAAGAGCGACCATTACGAGTCTCACGAACTACGCTGTAGTTCATATCAAAACGGTCAAAAGCCTCTCGCAGATCGTGCATTGTTGCACGCATGTTGCTGACACGGAAACGCTTGCGAGCCTCACCAGCGGTGAGGGGCGTACCGGAACGCATAAAATCAAACACTCTCTGAATCTTAGTCGGACGATCAACAGTAGTAATTTCCATAAATTTCCTTTCTTATAAGAAGTTGATCTAATATACACCCCATTTCTTGACTGTCAAGCAATTCGCTAAATAATAATGACTGAGGAGCCATTATGAGCGTAAGGAACCATCAGTTTGTAAGATTTGTGAAAAATCATCTTGCAGATTATGGTATGAAACTTGTCATTGGCAGAGGAAAAACTGTAAATACAGACGGATTTCGTTGCTCTGGCTTCTTCAATGAAGATTTAAAAGTTATAAAGGTGGCAGGAAAGGCAGAAAATTTTCTTGCAATTTTAGTTCATGAATATTGTCACTTTTTACAATATCTGAATAACAGTAAAATTTATGAAAAATCCCATAAAGCCGGTTACATTGTTGACAATTGGCTAAAAGGTAAAAATTTTGATACAAAATTGGTTAAAAGATCGTTTTTTCTGGTCCGGGCAATGGAAAGAGACTGCGAAAAAAGGGCTGTTAAGATAATTAAAAAGTTCAATCTAAAAATAGATGAAAAACTTTACACAAAAAAGGCTCATTGTTACATTTATAGCCATTTTTTAATGGAAAGAAAAAGAAAGTTTGACTCTTATATTAAAAATCCATATAAGAGTCAAACTGTTTTGAAGATTATGCCTTCAACAATGGCTGCATTGAGCCATAAAAAGATTCCACCAAAGATTTATTCTGTTTTGGAATCCTTTTCTGCATGAGATTGTAGATATTTTGACACAAAAAGTTTAATATCAACATTATCATACGGCCATCTATCAGATTTATCCAAAAGTTTATAATAAACTAGACTTTGAATATGTTCCTCCATCATCTTTAGGGACTCGTCATCAATAGGCCACTTCTTTTCAATATCAGTATCAACACAAGGCTTTGGTGCTGCATTGTGTTCTGCTACTATCAAATCTCCTATTTTTGCTATGTTACCTAAAATTTCAAGTGACTTTGCACATTGATAAAAAAGATCTTTTTTCAAAAGATCTTCTTCATTGCGAGCTAAATTTCTAATTTCATAAACTAATTCTGAAATTTTCATACAATTCTCCTTAAAAGAGCATTAATAAATACTTGATTTTTTTGTACTTCTGCAAGTATTTTGTCTCTTATATTTAACAGAAATATATAATTTTTTACAAAATTTAAAAATTTATTTATTAAAAATAATATATTTATTGCAATTCAAAAATTCCATTATCTTCAGTGTAATAAATTTTATGAAAAATTTCATTACACCACTTAGAACAAACTGGACATGGCTTAGAATTTCTAAAATCACCAAATCTATTAAATCTAAAATTAAGCAAAATTAATTTTTTATTTAATAAATTTTTTGGTATTTTACGAAATGCATCTAATTCAGAATGCATTTCACCATATCGATAACCCAATTCTATTGTTTTGGGATGAGTTTTAAAAATATTTTGTCCGACAGCAATAATTTTTTTCTTATATACAACTAAAGAAATATGCTTTTTTTGTCTTTCCATTGCCATAGAAAGTGGTTTGGCAACAGGAAGATAAGTATCAATTATATTGTCAAGAGTCATTCATTACGTCGTCAACTTCAACGACGGTCCCTTATTAATATTTGTAGAAGGTGCAACTATTCCCTTATTCAAACTGGCATCATACTGAGCCTTCATTTCATCGACTGGATCGATACTAAATGCAATAAAGGTTAAAGGAATTTGAACTCCTTTTGAAGCCTTTGTATAAATTAGCCACGGCATCATACCAATTTGACCTTCTCCAACAGGAATTAAAATTGCAGGATCCTTTAAAATAACATGAGTATCTGTCATTTCAAAACGAGCTAAAATTTCTTCACCTGAGTTTAGTCTAAATACTTTTACGTTCATTTGTTTCCTTTATAAATGATAAAAACAATTATACTCACTATTGCAATAATAGCAAGCATTAACACCATGAAAAGTTTTAAAACATATCTTCTAGAAAACCAAGGCAATCAAAAAATTAAATGTGATATCAATGGTATCTGCAAAGTTATAAGAGAATATGAATCTGCAGGCAATGAAGAAAAAATATTAAGCCCATACAAAGATAGTAAAGGTTTTTTGACAGTCGGCCATGGACATTTAATTACTCCAGAATCTTCAAAAATATTTGGTGAATTAAATATAAATCCAGAAATTTTAAGTGGCAAAGGAAAGCTTACGCCTGAAGAAGTAGAAAAACTTTTTCAAAGAGATGTACAGAGCAAACTTCCTGTAGTTAAAAAACTTGCCCCAGATTTTGAAAATTATTCTCCAGAATTGCAAGCAGAACTTGCTTCAGAAACATTCAGGGGAATGACTGGCAAATCTCCAAAAGCAATGGAACATCTTCGTGCCGGTAAATACGAAGATGCTGCAATTGAATATTTAAACGCTAAAGAATATAGAGAAGCTAAAGCCAAAAAATCGGGAATAGCTAGAAGAATGGAAAATTTAGCTAACGCTATTAGAACGGAAGGTCAGCGTAGATCTCAAGCTCAGGCATCTCCTCGCTGAACCATTGTGGAATATTTTGCATCTTCCACTTTGCAAATCGCTTTTTTTCATTTATGTAATATTTGCGATAAGCAATAACAGCATTTGAATCTTTGTACTGATCAGGCATTGCTTGGGGAAAGGGTGTAAGTTTTCCCTTCGAAATGTTTACAGGATAGTCATAAAGACCGTCCATGAGCATGGGTTCCATGGAATGCACTTTACCATACCTAGCAGTATATTCTTTGCAGAGAGCGTAGGTATGCTTCCATAGCCACATATAATTTGCACGACTTGCTCTAGTCCAAATGGTACAAGGATGGTTGATCATTGTCGCCTTGCAGATATTTTTCTTGGTGCAAATGCTAGTCTTGTATCTGCGCTTGCCAGTATTAACCTCAATCACATCACCATCAAGAACATGGTGTGCAGTAGAAAGTAATTGGCAAGATTCAACAATCATCTTAACGACATGCTTATCGCACATCATTCGGGCTGCGACTTCGGGCTGTTCATCTAATACAAAAATATTCATACTTCGTGACTTTCAAAAATGTTGTTAATAGTACGATTGACTTTAATCAGTTTACCACTGGAATAGAGTTCAGGCAAGTTAAAAGCGCCAACATATGAACACGCAGAACGAATTCCACCAAAAATTTCTTGCACAGCGTTGTTTACAGAACCACGATAAGGAACTTCAACAGTTCTTCCTTCAGATGCTCGGTAGGTAGAAAGACCACCATTATATTTTTCATTTGCTGTCTTGCTACTCATACCATAATGAAGCATTCGAAGTTCTCCGTGATCGCCGTGGCGAATCTCTCCACCACACTCATCATGTCCTGCAAACACACCACCCGCCATCACGAATGCTGCACCAGCAACAAAAGATTTGGCAAAATCACCGGGGTGTACAATACCACCGTCAGCAACGATCCCAATACCTAACGCTTCGGCTATTGCTGCACACTCTATAACTGCCGAAAGTTGAGGGTAACCCACTCCTGCCACTCGCCGGGTCAGACACATCGACCCCGATCCGATCCCCACCTTTATGAGATCTGCGCCAGCCAGTGACAATGCCTCTACCCCCTCTGGGGTCACGACATTCCCTGCAATCAAAATTGAAGTTGGCCATTTTTCTCTAACCTTTCTTGTAAAATTATGAAACTCCGTCATGTAACCATTCGCAACATCCAAACAGATGAATGTTGGATCAAAAATATCAGAAGTGTCAACAAACAATTTGCTCTCGGAATCAAGACCGAGAGTTAATGAAACGTATTGTTCTTTTTCTGGATTTGCATTTACAAAAGATGAATAATAATTTCCACCTTTGCGTAAGCATGTAACCATTTTATATTCAGAAAGAACTTCTGCCATTTTATGGGTGCCAACGGTTGACATATTAGCAGCCATAACAGGCACACCTGTCCACGTTTTGCCATTCTTAAATGTCTTGGTTACTTCAAGACTTACTTCTTTTCTGGATTTTACATTTCCCACTTGAGGAACAATGAGAACATCAGAATAATCAAGTTTTGATTCGTAATTTAAAATCATGGCGAATTATGATAACACAAAATTAAAGAAGGTCAACAATTATTTTAAGTCTTCTATCTTTTTGATGACTTCACGAAGACTTGTCATTTTTTCTGCCAATTGCTTTGAAGTCAGTTTATCACGAAGATAATTCTCATAATTAGAGAGAACTAATTTGGACTCTCTAAAAAGAAGTGCGTAAAGATGATCCATCTTTTTATTTTCTTCGTTGTTCATTTAAATTATTTATTCAACATCAGATGTGTCATCTCTAATAAATCTAATTAATCTATTCATATAAAAAGATGACCAACCTTGTTTCTGCATATCCCAAATTAAAACTCTATTTGAGTTTAAATAACCAAAAGCACTTTGTCTTGTTTTTGCTTGTGAAGATGGAATCAAATTTTGACTTAATGTTCCAACAATTTTTGCAGATAAACCACTTACTTTAAAATATTCGATTGTTGTAACCCCTGAAAGATTTTCTAATATTAATTCTGTAGTAGAAATAAATCCTGCTTTATAATTTATATCTTTAGCTACTATAGATACTTCAGCCAAAAAATCGTGAGATGGATCATACGTTTTTGTATGTAATAAAGACGGATTAAAGTGAAAAAAGTTTTCTTCTGATCCATAAGTAGATTTTAGGTATTCAATAAAATATTTATCATTTTGTGTCAAATTTTTATATTTTTGAATTCTATAATCGGAAGAGAAATAATCTTCTTTTGGTTTACCTTCAAAATATGAATTATCATTTAAGTCACTATTTAAAAATGACTGCAGAATATCATTATTTTGATTTTCGTTCTCCATTATAATTCTATTAATGCTTTATCTTTTTGAACATAAAATTGTTTTATTAAATTTTCAATTTTAGATTGAAGATCATAAAAACAAAATAATTCACAGATTAAAGTTATTTTTTGAAATGGATATTTTTTTAATTCTATAATTTTATCCAATAAAGCCTGTTCTTGACTTTTTGAATAAAAATATATTATTGTTTCGTTGCCAGATGATTCTATTTCCATTTAAAAAAACTTTGAATTTTTTGGTGGATTAAAATTATTCAAAAGAGCATTTCTCTGATCTAAATTTGCTGTTTTTTGCTGTGGTACAAAATTTACATTTTTGTTGCCTTTTGCGTATTCTTCGCTTAAAGGTGATATAGTATTTTTATACTTTTTATGCAATTCCTTTATGGTTTCTTCTAATGATTTATTGTTTTTCATCATAAAAGTATTTATCAGAGTAATTTTTATTATATCATAAATAATTTTATAAATCGACACCAAAGGAGAAATTTCGGTAGAAAAAAGAAATTTACCGAATTTGAAACATGCCAGTAACAAATAGACAAGATTTTATTGATTATTGTTTCAGAAGTTTGGGAGCACCTGTTATACAGGTCAATGTCGATGTTCAACAGGCAGAGGATCGTCTAGATGAAGCTCTTGAATATATGTATGAAAGACATTTTGATTTTAATCAACGGGCTTTATTTTTATATCAAGTTACACAGCAAGACATAAATCAAAAATATTTTGATACATCTACCTTTGGTGAGGCGGTTGGTGCAAAAGGTATAACTTTTTCTGACGGAAGCACTGGATCTTGGCCTATAGCAAATGATATAAGAACCATTACCAAAGTTTATCGTCCATCTGATATTTCTGGTGATTATATGTTTGATTTGAGATATCAATTAACTTTATTCGATTTCTTTGGTCTTTATTTTAATCAGGGTGGTCTTCATACCGGCCCGATGGCCAGTTACATGGAATCAATGAGTTATCTAAAATTAATAAACGATGTATTCAATTATCCAGCATCGTTTACTTTTGCTAGAACAACAGAAAGACTATTTCTTGATTTAGAACAATCTAAAATGGTCCCCGGAAGTTATTTGTTAGTAGAAGCATATGTACAAATAAACCCAGATCAATTTCAAAAAGTTTGGTCTGATCGTGTATTTACAAAATACTATGTTGCTCTTTTAAAGAAACAATGGGCCCAAAATTTAATGAAATTTGCTGGTGTTCCATTACCCGGTGGGGCTCAATTAAATGCCGCAGCATTGATGAATGAGGCTCTAACTGAGTTAAATCAAATAGAATTGTCACTTCTAAAGACACAAGAACTGCCACCAGATCCACTCATAGGTTAACATGGCCACAAACCCATATTTTTCAAATTATCAAGGTGAACAAAACTTAGTAGAAAGTATAACCATAGAGGTTATAAAAACTATGGGTTTAGATTGTATCTATATTCCAAGAGAATATCTATCAATAGATAAAATTTTTGGAGAAGACCCGGGTACATCATTTAAAGATTCTTATACTGTAGAAATGTATTTGCAATCGTATAAAGGATTTGATGGAACCGATATTGTAACACAATTTGGTATTGAAATAAAAGACAGAGTAAATTTAATACTTTCTAGAAAAAGATTTTATGAAGAAGTTACCACAAAAAAATCAAGCATAACAAGACCAAGAGAAGGAGATTTAATATATTTTCCTCTTTCAAAATCTTTATTTGAAATAAACTTTGTAGAACATGAAAATCCATTCTATCCACTAGGAAAACTATATTCATATTCTATAACAGCAGAACTATTCACATACAGTTATGAGAAGATGAAAACTCTTAATAGTGATATTAACAGTGTTTATAACACTACACATGGATTTAGTGGTTCTACCATAATACCACTAAACAACGGACTAGGAACTACAGCTGGCAATAATGATGATCTTTCGGAAGAAAGTGAAGAATACTTATTCGATTCCAATAATCCATATGTAGATTGCGATACCCCATTACCAACACCCACATCTTCATTAGATTATGAAGTTTTTGCTGCATTATTTGTACCTATACCAGAATGGAATACACCCCAATATAATCAATATTCTATAGTTCCAATGATTCCTATGAATACATCGGTGAACAATGGATATAGATCGCCGGGTGATACTACAGCACAATATTTTAAATTATCTGATGCTGTGAATTTAGCTAGAACAATTCCAGAAAGCAGAAGAGTAGGAAATAATAGATTTATTTGGGAAGAAATGTCTTCGTGGACTACGGTTAAACACGATTACTATACAAAAACTTCTGATGGATACACATATGGTAATTGTGCTTATTTGAGCATTTGGACAGACAACCAATATAATGATGTTACAGATTTTACAATAGCAGCTCTTGAACAACTTAGAGATGAAGAAATACAAATTCCTTATTTTAGTGATGACAAAGAAAATTTAGATCCTGTTTATACTTTAAATGGTTTCAATAGTTATTGGCCGTGGTCTGGTAACAATCCAGCAAAATTTGATGCAAATGGTAATCCAACATCAAAAATGCCATACAGTTATGCTCCAATTTATCCAGATGCAAGAAGATTTGCTGCTATTATAGCAGATCCTAGATTTAATAATTTTGTAAATCCACAAACTGGAAAATCTGTTGCTGGAGCATTTTTAGATTATTACAAAATTTTAAGTAATCAATATTCGTTAACTGCGACTGCAGAAGAAGTTCTTTCTATTGCTGCTGGAATAACAGCATATGGTGATTTCCCATCGTATGGTTTTAGTAGAACAAAACAATATAGTTATTATGGTCCCGGAGATCTCAGAAATTCTGCACAAGTATTAGATTCAAAATTGATTGTGAATGCTTGGCAGGGAGCATTGCGTGAATTTGTTTATGGCTATTACGCTACAAGATCATTTATGAGTGCATTGGCTGGAGTCACATATTTTTCAGGATCAACTTATTCAAATTATGCAATGACTCCAATTGGAATAACCGAAGCATTTTTTACAAGAGATTCCAACAATTTAATTATGTTGGAGCCAGAATATCCAAATCAAAGCGGTGGCAAAGCATTATATGGAAATAATGGAAATATTATTTACAATACATTTGGATTGGTTTCTGGTTATGTTTTAAATCCAACAAATGATTATGAAACATATACATGGCAGGGACATGGTTCTGCATATTCTGGTGGTGGTACTTTAGTTCGTTATGCAAATGATACCAGTGATTTTATTTTATGGGCTAAGCAAGTTTCACATAAACAATTTATAGATGATGTAAAATATACTCGCCACATGTTTAGAACAAAACCAGATTACTGGAAAGTTCACAATCCATGGGTTTCACCAAGAGGCTATTATTCTTCTTTTTATAATGGTGCAAGATATTTTTATGAAATAATGTATCACACCATATTACATGGTTGTATGTATATATCTCACTTTGAAGAAGAATATCGTTACTCTAGAGGTCAAATAGTACACAACGCTTTAGATGAATGGAGAACTATAAGCAATAATTCTAAAGCAATTCCATGTTCAAATTCTACAGGAGATGTAAATTCTATTGTAGATAGAATTGTTATGCATGAAGCGGTTACAAAATTTGTAATGAGTGGTGGTCGTTTAATTAATAGTGGAAAATATTTGTGGAGAATTACTTTGGGTCCACAATATTTTGATTCTAATGGTGTTGGTGTGTTGAGAAGAACAAATAACGATTTAGATATTCCATATGAACTTGTAATCGATACTTCAGATGCAAAAAATGGAAGAGGTGCATGGGTATTAAGAAATATATCAACACCCCCTTCATATGAACCAGTAACACCAGAAACATAAATATTTTAACAATGTTTGGATATTTTTATAATCAAAGTTTAAGAAAATTGGTAGTTGGCTTTGGCACGCTCTTTAGTAATGTGCAAGTTCAACATACCAATCCAGATGAAAGTTCAGAAGGAAACTTTACTATAAGAGTTCCAATTACATATGCACCGCAAGAAAAATTTATAAGAAGACTTCTTGAACCCTCTTCTATATCTACTGGAACAAGAATTGAAAATCAGCTACCAAGAATGAGTTATATAATAACTACTATAACTTCAGATCCTTCTAGAAGAAGAAATAAAATAAATCCTGTATCTTCATCTCCTGTTATAGGAAATGAATGTTCTCCAAATGGTTCACAAATATTTGAACAGGTTCCAGTAAATGTTGCTTTTTCTTTATTCATCTATACGAGACATATAGATGATACTTTGCAAATTTTTGAACAAATTATTCCATATTTTAATCCAGACCATTTTATAAGAATGAACATGAATGAAGTTCAAAAAGAAGTTGATATACCAATTACAATGGTAAGCAATAATATGACTGAAAGATATGATGGCGATTTTGGAAATAGAAGAATAAACATTTCATCTATAAATTTTGTTGCTAAGAGTTTTATATATGGAAAAATACAAAATTACACTTCTGTTCAAGAACCCGGTGTTATTGGTATAGTAGAAGATTTTTAATGAATATAAACAAAAATTTAGCTTCGTTTTTTAACGTTCCAACTGAAATTGAAAAAACAAAATCAAATCATGGTGGAACCTATGATATTGCAAATTTTCAAAAAGATTATGATTATGTTCAAGAAAATTTAAAAAATCTTGTACAAAATGGAAATGTTGCTTTAGAAAGTGCTTTAAAAGTTGCAACAGAATCCGATAGTCCAAGAGCTTTTGAAGTTGTTGCAATTCTTTTAAAAACAATGGCAGATTTAAATAATAATGTTTTAGATGTGCATAAAAAGGCAAAAGATTTAACAGGAAGCAAAGTAGAAGTAAAACAAACTAACAATGCTGTGTTTGTGGGATCTACCAAAGATTTGCAAAATTTGTTAAATAAAGAAAGAAGCACGGAAAAAGAGAATTGTATAGATGCTGAGATTGTGAAAGATGAATCAAAATAATAAAAATTTTCAAGGCTATAGAAATAACCCAAAATTAAAATTACCGGGAACACAACTACAATATACAGAAGAACAATTAAAAGAATATGTTAAGTGTGCAAAAGATCCTGTATATTTTTGTAGTAAATATGTAAAAGTAAAAACTCTAGACAAAGGCGTAATGCCATTTGAGTTGTATGATTATCAACAAAAATTTGTAAATGCAATTCATAATAACAGATTTGTTATTTCTAAATGGCCTAGACAGTCTGGTAAATCTACTTCTGTGATTGGATATATTACACATTATGTCACATTCAATCAATCAGTAAGTTGTGCAATATTAGCAAACAAACTAAAAACTGCTAAAGATGAATTATTTGCCAAATTACAATTAGCGTATGAAAATTTACCTCATTTTTTGCAACAAGGCGTTATTGAATGGAATAAGACTTCATTTAAATTAGAAAATGGCTCTAGAGTTATATGTGATGCAACATCTTCCTCCGCAATTCGTGGTGGTTCGTTTAACTTACTTCTTTTAGATGAATATGCGTTCTTGCCTTCACACGTAGCAGAGGAATTTTATTCCTCCACATATCCAACCATTTCTGCTGGTACAACAACAAAACTCATAATTGTGTCAACACCAAATGGAATGAATCATTTTCATAAACTTTGGGTAGATGCAAATAGACCTGAAGGACACAAATTAAAAAACAAATTTATTCCCGTGGAAGTTTCTTGGAGGGAAGTTCCAATAACTCCGGGTGGCCCGAGAAGAGATGACGCATGGGCAAGAGAACAAATTGCAAACACAAGCGAAGAGCAATTTCAACAAGAATATGGTTGTAGCTTCTTGGGGTCTTCAAATACTCTCATTTCTTCTACTAAATTAAATGTATTAGCATCAGAAGAGTATATTTCAGAAGATAAAGAAGGCTTAAGAATTTTTGAAAAACCGCAAAAAGATAAAATTTATTTTCTTCAGGCTGATGTTTCCCGGGGTCAGGCATCTGATTATTCCGCATTTACGGTAATAAGCGGTAATGAAACTCCATATAAAGTTGTTGCAACATATAAAAATAATACAATAAGTCCATTTGCATTCCCCACATCAATCAAAAATGTCGCAGAACAATATAACAATGCTTATGTTTTAGTAGAAACAAATGATATTGGAGGGCAAATTTCAAATATTCTTTACAATGATTTAAATTATGAAAATTTGTTGATGACAAGAATTATGGGTCGTAAAGGACAAGTTTTGTCACAGGGATTTGCTTCGGGTAAAAGCGAAATGGGTCTCAGAACAACCGCTCAAACAAAAAAATTGGGTTGTACTATTTTAAAAAGATTAATAGAAGAAGATAAAATCTTGTTAAATGATGAGCGAATAATCAACGAATTGATGACATTTATATCAAAATCAAATACTTTTAAAGCAGACGATGGACATCACGATGACATGGTCATGACTTTAGTATTTTTTGCATGGCTCTGCAGACAAGAATATTTTGCTGATTTGATTGAAACGGCTCAATTGAACCACGAAAACGTTAAAAATCCGGAAGAGGACAATGTTTTGTTTATGTTAAATCCAAACGAAGGAGAAAATGGAGAATTTAAAGAAAATGGAGTAATTTGGTATCCTGCTTAAAAATAAAATTAAAAAATTATAAATACTTTTAAGGTATAAAATGGCAACAGCAACATTTAATTCATTTCTTTCACCAAATTATTATAATACAGAAAAATCTGTTTCTCCTCTTTATGCTGCGTTTTTGGCAGGTTCAACTTTTGTGCCCCCCACCTTTTCTGGTGTATGTGGTGCTGCAAGCACAAATCCGGGAGGTCTTTTCGGGTGGTTGATTTACTCTAGAACAAGTTTAGCAAACCCAACAATCGGAAGTACAGCGGACAACTATATTGTTTATAACAATCCATTTGATTTGGTAAATGATTTAAATAACCTTTCTGGCATAACTGCTTGCATAGTAACTAGCACAGCAGCGCTGGGTGGTACTTTTGGTTTCTTTAATTCAAATGGAACAGAAATAACAGGTAAAACAAATGGAACTGATTTTTTACATGCTATAAATTATCTTGCATATGGTGGTACACTAGTTATTGCTGGTTCTTGCTCTGGTTTTTCTTCCTATGAAACCGCTACATCAAATTTAATTGATGTATTAATTGCGCAAAACAATAGTGCAAGCGAGGCACAATATGTTGAAAACACACCACAAGTAATAGGAATATTTGGTTCTACTGGAAATGGGGCCGGATATACGGCTCAAAATTTTGATAATTTGTTCAGTTCAGCTTCTTTAGTTTCTGGATCTACTGTTGCAGACAGAATTTTTAATGTTTATGGTCAGAGATACCAATTTAAAGTGCCAACAACAAGTTTGGAAACAGGAACAACTATAACAGTTACTCTTCCAATGATGAGTGATGTGGCCGGAGCTTTCAATAGATCCAAAAATTTAAATCAAATTTATTATACTAATGCAGGATCAAACAATTCATTTATATTAAATGGAATTGTAAAAAATCCAGTGATCTGGACAGATACAACAACAAAAAATCTCTTAAAGAAAAATAGAGTTAATTTTTACATTAAAAATAATCTAGATTATTTCTTAGGATTGGACTTGGTTGGGGCTACTGCAGGTTCTTCGGCTTCATATACATCAGAAGAAAGAGTCGGTCCTTCAAAACTTAAACAAGACATTGAAACTAATGTAAGGACAATTCTTCTTAAATATGTCTTTGAAGTAAATAACGCCGCGACAAGATCTGCAATTACTTCAGAAATATCTCTTTACTTAATTGGATTATCACAGTTCTTAGATTCAGCATTTACACAAGTAACATGCGATAGTTCAAATAATACAGATAATTCTTCTACAATTAATGTAAACATTGTAATTAAACCACTATTAGCGTCTGAGGAATTTGCAATAACATTATCAGTATCAGCATAATATGCCAACACCAAACTCAATACAATCATTTAAACAAGCATTTAATGGTGGTACTCGCCAAAACAGATTTACCGTTCCTATTGCCGGTGCATTTCCAGATAATATTGACTATAGACCAAATATTACAACAGAACAATTAAAAATTGTATCCGCATCATTGCCGCAAGCCAGCGTTGGAACGATAACAGTTCCATACAGAGGAAGAAATCTTAATTTTGCGGGTGATAGAGAATATCAACCATGGTCTATTACTGTTTATGATGATAATAATAGTGATAATTTGTGGAAAGCATTTCATGCTTGGAAAGAAGCATTGGATGGTCATGTAACACACGAAGTGATCGATGATGATTTTGCTTATCAAAGATTAAAAACGGATTGGATAATCAGACATTTAGATTTAAATGGAAGTAATGTATTAAGACAAATTAAATTGGTTGGTTGTTGGCCAGAACAAGTTGGTGGAATAAGTTTATCTATGAACCAAACAGATCAAGCATTATTTCAAGTTTCAATTCGTTATGATTATTTTATCATAGAGGAAGGAATTTAATGGCCATTGCAATAACTGATTTTAAAAATGCGTTTAGTGGTGGAACAAGAAAAAATAGATATCTTGTTGCTGGACAGATACCATTTTCACAAGGCCAAATAAGTAAATTTCACGTAGCTGCTACAGAAATTCCAACTTTATCAACACAAAATATAGAATATGGATATTTTGGACGCAAATTATATTATCCGGGTGAAAAACAATATGGAACGTGGTCTATGGTTGTCTATGATGATACTGGTACAAATGATTTATGGAAAAAATTTCATACTTGGCAAAATTCTATAAATAATCATACATCAAACATATCTACATTTGCACCAACTTATAAGGCTGATGGGTGGAATATAAACCATTTATCTTTAAATGGTGAAGGGTCTCCCAACACATATCTAAAAACATTTATTTTAGATGGTTGTTGGCCAAAAACTGTAACACCTGTTTCTTTAAACATGGGATCTGTGAACTCGTTTTGTCAATTTACTGTTGTATTACTTTTTGATATGATCCGAATCAAATCACAGGGTAGTAATATAACTGATAACGGTACTTGATAGCGGTTAAATTCTTTATAACTATTTGTGAGAGATTAATATGGAAATAGAAGTTTTTGGATTTGAATTTGGCAAAGGAAGAAAAACAAAAGAAGAGCGTCAAGAAAACGCTCTTCAAAAGATATCTGCTCCAGAAACTTTTGATGGAACTGTTACCGTGGATGTTGGTGGATTTTTTTCATCAGCTATTGATTACACAGGTACATTAAAAGATGAAAGCAGTGCAATTGTACAGTACAGAAATATGTCTGTGTACCCAGAAGTAGATAATGCAGTAGAAGAAATTGTAAATGCTGCAATTGTAAAAGGAACAGATTCTAGACCAGTAAAGTTAGATTTAAAATCCTTACAAATTACTGAACCTATTAAATTAAAAATTTACAAAGAATTTGATAAAATTATTAATCTCCTAGATTTTAATAATAAATCATATGAAATTTTTAGAAGATGGTATATCGATTCTAGAATTTTTTATAACATTGTAATTGACAAATCATCACCACAAGATGGTATTAAAGAAATAATTCCAGTTGATCCTTTAAAAATTAAAAAGATTAGAAAAGTAAAAAAGGAACAAGAAAGAACAACAACTGGTTCAGTTTCTTTAATTAAAGAAATTGAAGAATATTATTTGTATACAGATTCTGATAAAGAATCTTATATAATGACTGGTCCGGGTGGTTTACATCTTTCTTTAGATAGCGTTGTATATGTTCCATCTGGTATAGTTGATATGAACACTAAACGTGTTTTAGGTTATTTGCACAAAGCAATAAGACCTTTAAATATGTTACGTCAATTAGAAGATGCTCTTCTTGTTTATAGAGTGGCAAGAGCACCAGAAAGAAGAGTTTTCTATATTGACGTTGGTCAGCTGCCAAAACAAAAAGCAGAACAGTACATGCGGGATATGATGAGTAGATTCCGCAATCGTATAATCTACAATCAAAATACTGGTGAAATACGAGATGAAAGAAATCATCTTTCAGTATTAGAAGATTATTGGTTGCCTCGTAGAGAAGGTTCTCAAGGAACACAGATTACTACTCTTCCGGGCGGTCAGGCAATGTCTCAAATTGAAGACGTGGATTATTTCAAAAAGAAACTTTACAACGCTCTAAACGTTCCTTTAAATCGTTTAGCTGCAGAACAAAGTGGATTTAATATGGGAAGATCTCTTGAAATAACAAGAGAAGAAGTAAAATTTTATAAGTTTGTAGAAAAACTTCGCCACAATTTTGCAAAATTATTTTTAGATTTTTTACGTGTTCAGCTTTTACTCAAAGGTGTGATGACGGAGCAGGATTGGCAAGTATTAAAACAAGAAATTAAAATTGTTTTTAATACTGATAATTACTTCTGGGATTTAAAAGAAAGTGAAATTTTAGCAGAAAGAATTAAAATGCTTTCTTTAGTAGAACCTTATGTTGGAAAATATTTTTCAACAGATTATATAAGAACTAAAATATTAAGACAAACTGAAGAAGAAATGAAAGAACTTGATAAACAAATGGAAGTGGATAGAGAAAGACTTCAACGAGAACAAATGGCTATGATGGCGCAACAGCAAGCCGAAATGATGTCATCAGAGGAACAAGCTTAAAATGAATCAAATAACAAATCTCATATTAAAAAATGGAATTAAATCATTAATTTTTGAAAGTGAGATTGCCTTCAAGAAAAGTTTATTGAATTCCCTTTCAATTAAATTAAACAATGCAATTTCTGAAGTAGAAGATGCATTTAAAGAAAAAATGTTTGAATCTAAATTTTATACTGAATTAGATGAAGATATGAAGTATTTTATTGAATTTGTAGAAAATTATGATTCAAAAATTAATAATAAACTTAAATTAAAAAACAACACAACTATAAATATAAAAGATACGGAAATGAAAGATTTAAAAGAATTTTTTAATTCTTTAAATCCTTCAAACAGAAAAGTTTTGGTAAAAAGCATTTTAGAAAATTCTGGAGAATTAAAGAACAATTTAAATTTTTACCAAATGGCAAAAGGACTAAAAAATGAAGGATAATGCAAGAAAAATTATAAGAAATGTGATTGAAGAAAATGCAGTTGCATTGAAGGCCATTACTTCTACAGCTCTATACACAAAAATGAATGATAGATTGAAACAAGAGTATGTAAAAGTTTCAAAAAGTCTTTTTGATAAAAAAAAATTAAATGAGTCAGCCGAGGGCGTGCAGGCAGCTGGAATAATTCCACCAATTGTTATTCCCGGATTTCCGGGTGGACCTTTTACTCCCGATTCAACTGCACCGGGAGGAGTTCCCGCTGGACCATCAACCCCACCACCAACACCACAGCCACCCCAACAACCCAATCCACCAAAATTGCCAGATTTACTACCGGGTGCAAGACCATTTCCCCGTAATCCAAGACCGGGACAAATACACAACCCGGGAAGAGGACCAAATTATCAATGGGATCCAGATAATGGTTGGGTTGTAATTCCCACACCAAATAGAGTTCCAAACCCCAAATCCCCACGGATAAAACCACAAAAAGGTTCGGGGTCTGGTGCTCCACCAAGATAATACAAATAAGGTAAACCATGAAACTAATAACAGAATTAACAGAAGACATTAAATTTGTAAAAGAAAATGCAGAAAATGGAGACAAAAATTACTTCATTGAAGGCGTTTTTATGCAATCTGAAGTAAAAAACAGAAATGGTAGAGTTTATCCAAAAAATATTCTCGCCAAAGAAACTGGTAGATATATCAATGAATATGTAAACAAAGGTCGTGCATTAGGCGAATTAAACCATCCAACCGGGCCAACTGTTAATCTTGATAGAGTTTCACACATTGTAAAAGAACTATATGAAGATGGTAAAAATATTTACGGAAAAGCTAAAGTTCTTGATACTCCAATGGGCAAAATTGTTAAAAATTTAATTGAGGAAGGTGCTCAGTTAGGAGTATCTACCAGAGGAATGGGATCTTTAAAATCAAAAAATGGATATCAAGAAGTACAAGAAGACTTTATGCTAGCTGCTATTGATATTGTTGCAGATCCATCTGCTCCAAATGCTTTCGTAAATGGAATTATGGAAGGCAGAGAGTGGATTTTTGAAAATGGTATTTGGTCTGAAAGACAATTGCAATACTCCAAGCAATTAATTAAAAATTCATCTTCTAAAAATTTAGAAAAAAATATTGTAAAAGTTTTTAAAGAATATTTTAAAAATATATAAAATGCCATACGGTTTAGATAAAAAATCATCTCAAATAATTTTAAATTATTTAAAAGAATCTACAGGTCTTTGTGGTCCACAATATGGATTGCATGCTACACAAACAGGATTCGAAAATATCATTGAACCAGAATTGAAGGGAACGGCAGCTGGATCCAGAAAAATGCCAAAACAAGATCCGATAACTAAAAAATCTTATGAAGATGATGTTGGTTATGATGCACTCGGCGGAGAATCTACAAAATCACAGATAATAAGAGGCAGAGAACAAATGCCAGCTGGCTATGACATCCAATATCAAACGCAGTGGAGTGAATTTTCTGACAGATTAAATTCTCTCATTCAGGCAATAGGGTTGTCTGGTGGCGGCGTGATTGGTTCGGTGGCAAATCAGTTATTTATGCCAACTATTCAAAAACAATTCAAAGCTCAATTAGCACAAATGTATTTGGGTAGGGGATTTGGTGGTGGAGAGGCTGAGAAATTAAATCCTCATGTTCTAAAATATGTAGTCGACGCAATTGGCATGGGTGTGCCAGCAGCAGGAGCTATGTCCAAATATGGTGCTGATAATTTTGGTGTTTTGGGAGGTATTGCCGCAAAACAATTGCAAAATATTGCGGGAATGGGCATCGATCCATTGGAATGGGCTTTAAACAGATTTGGCGCAAAAAAGACAGCAGAAAATATTAAAGAATTACCAAAACAAAGAACAAATCAAGCTTTGTCACAGGCTGGTTATTTATCTAGAGCAAAAGCAAGAGGAATAGTGTAATAATATTTAAATTTTATAAATATAAAAGATCAAGGATCCATTGATATGAAAAATAAAAGAAATAATAAAATTAATGAAAATGTTAATATGGGTAACATGCCAATGGGCATTATGCCTGCTAACGGAGTTGCATACACACCAGATGGTCGTGGCAATGTTATTCCTTCTCCAGTAGTCACAGCCAACAATTATCAAAAGGCTCAAGTACCAACACCAGTTGCCGCAATGGCTGGCATGGGTATGGGTGGTATGATGCCAATGGCAGCTGCTCCACAAGCTGAACCTGAAGAGGATGAAATGGAAGAAGAAGAAAATCCAGAATACGACACTGATGTCGTTGAGGTTGAAGAAGCTGCTCGTACACAATTTAAAAATGCTTTAATTTCTTTACTCGGTGAAGAAATCGCTTCGGATTCTTTAGTGTCACAACTTGAAGGTATTTTTGAAGCCGCCGTTCAAGACAGAGTCAACGCCCATATGAAGAACAACATGGAAGCTCTAGATGAAGGCGTTAAAAATTATCTTGAAAACGTAACAGAATCATTAGTTGAAAAGGTTGATGATTACCTTGATTACGTTGTAGAAGAATGGATGCAAGAAAATACTGTTGCTGTAGAGCAAGGTATCAAGACACAAATCGCAGAAAACTTTATCAGCGGTTTAAAGAATCTCTTTGAAAATCATTACATTGATGTTCCAAATGAGAAATACAATGCCCTTGATGAACTCTATTCGCATAATATCGAACTTTCTAAGACTTTAAATTCTTCAATTACAGAAAATATCAATCTCCGCAAGGAAATTGCTTTAACTGAATGCGCAGGAATTTTTGTCGCTGAAACAAGAGATCTTGCTGATACACAAGTTGCTAAATTACAATCTTTAATGGAAAATGTTGCTTTCTCTGATGTAAACGAATATAGAGAAAAATTAGTAGCCATCAAAGAAAATTATCTAAACAACCAAACTTATATTCCTCAATCAAGACCAGCAGTTCAATCAATCAACGAAGAAATGACATTCTCTTCAGTCAAGGAAACAATTCCTACAACTGTAGACAATTACGTTTCTGCAATCGCAAAGCTTAACAAAAAATTATAAATTATTAAATTTATAAATAATTTTAACTCACAGGAGATACATTAAAAATGAATTTTTCAGATAACACACCATATGACATCTTAACCGAGAAGTGGTCACCAGTACTAAACCACGACGCTCTTCCCGGTATCTCAGATGATTATCGTAAAAAGGTCACTGCCGTCCTTCTAGAGAACCAAGAGCAAGCAATTCGTGCTCAACACCTCACAGAAGACATGACTTCTAACAATCTAGGCATGCCTACAAGCTACACCAACACTGGTGCAGTTTCTGGTTATGACCCAGTACTCATCAGCCTCGTTCGTCGTGCTATGCCTAACCTCATGGCCTACGACATCTGCGGCGTTCAACCAATGACCGCACCAACCGGACTCATCTTCGCTATGCGTGCAAACTACGGTGGTTGCGCTTACGGTGCAACTCTTGCATACGCTGAAGCTATGTTCCAAGAACCACAAGCCGAATGGGGTGGTTCAGGTTGGACACTAGGCTTAGACTTTAAGGGTGCAACTGCTGGTTACGGTTTATCTGCTGGCTACACTTCTGCTAGCCCGCAATATATCCGTGCTCTCAGCGCTGCAAACTTCAGCCGTTATCGTGGTATTCTAACAAGCTCCGGTGAAGGTATCGGTGCTGGTTCTGATAAGTATGCCACATTTAACCAAATGGCATTCTCAATTGACCGTGTTGCCGTACAAGCCCGTACACGTGCTCTGTCCAGCAACTACACAATTGAACTTGCACAAGACCTTAAGGCTGTTCACGGTCTTGACGCTGAAGCTGAACTCGCAAATCTTCTCAGCACAGAAATTCTTGCCGAAATCAACCGCGAAATCGTCAAGACAATTTACTATGTTGCTAAGAGCGGTTCACAACAAGCCGACATTACAAGCAAAGGTACATACGATCTTAACGTTGACTCAGACGGTCGTTGGTCTGCTGAAAGATTCCGTGGCCTCACTTTCCAAATTGAACGTGAATGCAACGCAATCGCCAAAGAAACACGCCGTGGAAAGGGCAACTTCATTGTCTGCGATAGCGATACCGCAGCAGCCCTCGCTATGTCTGGTTTCATGAGCCTCAGCCCAGCAATCGCTCCACAAATCAACGCTGATGATACACAAGGAACCTTTGCTGGTATCCTCAATGGTAAAGTTCGCGTCTACATCGATCCTTATACCCCACTCGGATTAAACTTCTTCTGCGCTGGTTATAAGGGCGAATCGCCATACGATGCTGGTCTCTTCTACTGCCCATACGTTCCGCTACAAATGGTACGTGCAGTCGATCCAGACACTTTCCAACCACGCATTGCATTCAAGACACGCTATGGTGTTGTTGCCAACCCATACGTTCTAAACGTAACTGGACCCAACGGTCCAGTACCAGATGGTGACAGCCTAACACAAGGTCTCAACCAATACTACCGCCTCACATTCGTTACCAACCTCCACGGTAACACAATCTGATAAGTAGTAAATAGTAACACGAAAACCTCCCCAGAAATGGGGAGGTTTTTCTTTTTAGATAAATAATTTTATGAGCAGCATACCCTGTCAAGACGATATAAATTTATTATACAACAATTATTATCGTCTTAAAATTTTAAGAGGAACCAAAATCCTTGAATTATTAATTCAAAAAACAAATTTGCCGGGTATCAGTATTGCAGATCAACCTCAGCCAACTATATTTGGTACTACAATTCCAGTTCCAACATTGGGGATTCAATTTGAGCCGCTTTCAGTAGAATTTTTAGTAGATAAAAATTTAAACAACTGGAAAAGTATTTATTCTTGGATGAGAAATGTTAGCAATATAGAAAATGATGTAGATCATAATTTGGAATATCAGAAATGGCACTATAATGCTGCTTTACAAATTTTTAATAATTCTCCAGAATCTTATAAATGTGATATTCCACTTTTAACAGTTGAATTTGGAAATTTAATTCCAGTAAAATTGTCTGGGTTAATATTTCAATCTGATAATTCAGATACAGTACAATTAAGAGCATCCTGCACGTTTAAATATTCTTTCTACAATTTAAACCCAGACGCTCCCAGCAATCTTTTTCCTTAAATATAATCCATAGGATTGTCAGACCAACCCTCTGGACTATTTGGATTGGCCTCTGGATTGTATGGTAGTTTCTGGCCCTCTGGTTTGATTTTACGGCGTTTCTTGGGCTTGGGTTGGGGTTCGGACTCCTTTTCAGAAGAATCGCTTATAACGTCTTTTATCGCGTCTTCTTCGTCTTCTTCTGCTTCAAAAATTTCAACGCCCTCAAAAGTATCAATTAGATCATTGACAAACCCAACAAAATCTTCATTATTGAAAAGATCGTTTAAAAGTTGAAGGCCGGGTTCTGGGTGAGTGTTTATATCTGGGCCAGAAGTAACAACGGATTTTGGATCAGTTTGCATGGTCATGAAGTAAATTTCATACATTTTTTCCAAATCAATATTTGGAGCACCCATGTAAACAATTGCAGTCATTGGAATTTGAATTTCGTGTTCTTTTATGTTTGACAAATAATTTGTCAATTTTATATATTCAACATATTCGTCTGTTGAATTTTTCATCATATAATTGTCAAGTCTTGCAGGCAGTTTTATTAAAAGTTTTTCAGGTTTTGGTTCAGAGATCAAACCGATTATCTCTTCTCCAGAAGTAAGTTTAACAACTCTTAAAACGCCCGAGAAGGAATTCTCAGGAAGTGAATCGGACATATTGATGTCCTCCCTTCCATATTATTTATCTTCCGAGAGATCTGAATTTGACATTGAAAAGATTCTATAATCAAACTTTTCTTTTTTGTAAATCTTCAATCTCTCTTCAAAATGTTTGAACACATGATTCTTGTGTGACTTCCAAGAAAGATCATCGACTATGTCGTAGACTTTGAGTGTTTTCTTTTTCTCTGAAACACGCAAGCCTCTGCCAATGCTTTGCAAAAGTCTTATGACCGATTTAGTAGGGGAAGCAAAGATAATGTTATCAAGATTGACAATGTTAATCCCAGCAGAAGTAGTACCGTAGCTAGCAACCAAGATGGCATTCTTTTCGGTATCAATAACTCTTCGAATATATTCTCTTTGGTCTGCTTCAGTTTTGCCTGAGATGAAATATACCTTTCTATCTCCTGCTTCTTTTTTAATGATTTCCGCAAGTGGTTTCCCGTGAATTTCGACGTAGTTGAAGAGAACGAGGGTATTGCCTTTTGTGTTGAGTGCAAGTTTTTTAATGAATTCGTTTCTTCTTTCATTGGTGGCCACCCATTTGATTTCGTCAGCATAACGCTGCTTCTTCATTAATTGTTTATCTTCATCATTATATTTAAGCATTATACAATCTATACCAAGAGTGGCGAGTAAACCCTTGTTCATTAAATTCTTTGTATGAATAAATTGCACCGCTGGACCCAGAATACCTTCAATGCTAAGTCTATGGGCCTGAGTCTGCTGAAGTGTACCAGTAGTCCCAATTCTAAACCAAGCCTTAGTTAGTTTTTGTCCAATAAAGTTTATGGATTCTGCTTTTGCTTGGTGACACTCATCAAAAAAGATTGCATCAAATTGATCAAACCATTCTCTTGGTAATTTGTAAATTGATTGCCAAGTGGAGACTACTATCTGACGATTTGTTTCTTTATCTACACCAGCAGATATTTTGTGAATGTATTTCTTACAAGACCAAGATTTATCTTGCGCAGAATAATCAAAAAAATCGGCCTCCATCTGATTGACGAGACCGACCGTTGGAACCAAAATAAGGATTTTGCGATCTGAACGCAACACCTTTTGAAGATATCGTACCAATACGTATATAATAAGACTTTTTCCTGAGCCAGTTGGTGAGATCAAAACCGAACGATGATTGTTCAATGCATGCAAGATACCCTGTTTTTGGTGGTCGTGCATCTTTACTGGCTGCTTGCGAACGGAAACCTTCAACGATTCGTAAAAATCCTGAAGTTGTTGCTCCGTTATGCATAAAGGATTTGGATTCTCCTTTATATTTAACGTGTATCCACGGTCTTTGCAAAACTTTTCTAGATAAGTTTTTAAGCCTCTGGGAAGAGTGGATGACAAAATATCATAGAGCCGAATTTTTCCGTCCCATATACGCTTTTTGTACATTGGCATATATTGAGCACCGGGAACCATGAATGAGAAATAATCTCTCAATTCTTGTTTAAGTCCCTTTTCGGTCTTTACATAATATCGAACTTCATCAATAGATTCAACATCTATATCCACTCAATATTTAGATGATTCCATTCATCATTTTTTGCCACTCAATTGCAGATTTGATGTTAAAATTTCTATTGTTGAGTGATCGAATAAACTCTTCAACCATCTTAAGTTTTACTTCACTCACAGCAATTTTTGCTTTTAGTTCAATAACTTTTGGATCTGCTTCTACAAATTGTTCAACATCACTTTTTAAAAGTGTAAGTTCGGATGGCTCTTCGCCCCAAGCATCAAGTTCTTCTTGAGAAGCCTTTCCGGTATAAATTTTCCACTTACGCAATTTTAAAATTGCCAGATCGTTTTGCTGTTTTGTCAAAAGTAATTTGACATCTGATAAAATTGTAAGATACTTGGAGTGTATTTGAGGTATCTTAAGAGACTCTATACCTAACTCTGTAGAGTCTATTTGAGAGTCTTTAGTAATAAGTTCTTTAAGGTTCTCTAGATTCATCTTTTAAGATGTATTATAAAGTACTCTAGAGTAAAGTCAAATAAATATATTTGACATTTCTTTATAATATACTATAATACTTTTGAGGACTATTGATGCGCATTGATCTTCGTGAAATTCCTGTGGTTTGGATCAATTTAGATTCTGCAACAAAAAATGCAGAATTGATGGAACAGAGATTTAAAAAATTTGAGTTTAAAAATACACACCGAAAATCTGGTGTTGTCATACCACCACCACCAAACACAGACAAATCAATAGCACATTATAGGGGTTGTGGAACTTCTCATATTCAAATATTAGATAATACAGAATATTCAACACCTCTTTTGATTTTAGAAGATGATGTTGAATTTATTGATAATTTTGATCCAGTACTTGAAATCCCAGATGACTCCGATGGAGTTTATCTGGGAATATCACATGGTAATTTATATTATGGATCTTGTAAACATAATGAAGATTATTTAAGAATTTCTGGAATATTAGCAGCACATGCAATTTTATATGTAACAGAAAATTATAGAAAAACCATGTCCGAGGTTGGTAAATATTGTTTAAATGTTTTAGATAGACCTTGGGATCTTGGAACAGCAGGAATACAAAATCAATTTAAAGTTTATACTCCAAATAATCCTTTAGTTTATCAATCAAATGATAGGGATAGCGCAAATAAATGGCAAAATCTAACAGATAGACCATTACAGAACAGAAATACGGTTTTTGCATGATAACTTTTAATATGATTGGTCGGTATGGACGCATGGGAAACCAAATGTTTCAATATGCAACGCTATATGCAATAGCGAAAACAAGAAAATATGAATTTGGTATTCCTTACCAATTTAAATCTGCAAATCCTTATTTAAATTTTTGTCTCAACGAATGTTTTCCAAATTTATCTGCAAAAGATAGCAGTGAAATAATAAACTCAAAAAAAGCACAAGAAAGAGCGTTTACTTATAACGCTGGAATTTTTGGTATTCCAGATGGTACAGATATTCTTGGATATTTTCAGAGTGAAAAGTATTTTAAAGATTACAGAAATGATCTTTTGAGAGAATTTCAGTTTAAAAAAGAAATTGAAGAAAAAGCAGAAGACATTCGACAAATTACCAAAGAGCCTGTTATTTCTTTGCATCTGAGATTGGGTGATTATAAAAATTTAGTCGGCAAACATCCTATCTGCAATGAAGAATATTTTAAAAATGCTTTGGAACAATTACCAGAAGATCTTTTGCTTATTTGTTTTAGTGATGAACCAGAATTAGCAAAAAACATTTTTGATAATCTTGGTAGAAAGTATTTTATAACTGAAACAAATGATCAATATATAGATATGTGTTTGATGAGTAAATGTGATTATCACATAATCGCAAACAGCTCTTTTAGTTGGTGGGGAGCGTGGTTAAGCAATTCTAAGAAAGTAATTGCTCCGGTAGAGTGGTTTGGAAACTCTCCAGATATGCCAAAAAATTGGTCTGATATTTATTGTGAAAATTGGATTGTAATATGATAAAAGAAATTTCTGCTTTTGGTAGTCCTTTTTCTCATGATGTAACATCTTGTATGTATATTCCTCCTAAAAATTTTAAATGGATTTTTGATAAACCTTCTATAAATGATATTGAAGTTTATATGGATTATAATATTTTAGGAGGTGTAAAAAGTAATTCAAAAAATAAATTTTTGTGGCTTTGTGAATCAAAAGGCATAACTCCAAACCAATTAGAATTTATAAAAAATAATTATAATCAATTAAAAAATATATATAAAAAAATATTTACACATGTCACTGATATTGTAAACATAGATCCAATTTTTTGTTACTGTCCTCCAGCAGCAAATATGACTTGGATTAAAAATAGAGGAGTACATAAAAAATCTAAATTGGTTTCAATGATTTCTTCTGGAAAAAATTTTTGTTCTGGTCATCAATTTAGAAATAATTTGATGATGCAATTTAAAAATAAAAATTATCCCATAGATTACTATGGAAGATCGTTTAATCCATTTGATAAAAAAGAGGACGTATTAAATGATTATTATTTTTCAATAACAATTGAAAATGAAAAATATTCAAATTATTATACTGAAAAATTGATGGATTGTTTTGCTACAGGAACAATTCCAATTTATCATGGAACTCCAGAAATTGTAAATATGTTCAATATGGATGGAATCATAATACTTGATGATAAGTTTGATATAAATAGTTTAAGTGAAGATCTTTATTACAGCAAGATGGATGCCATCAAGGACAACTTTGAAAAATGTATGAAGCATCAGACTTCTGATGATTATTTGTACGATAGAATAGTGGAACTCTTATGAAAAATTGTTTGATATATCAGCCATGTGGATTGGGTGATATAATTTGGATTCAACCAATAATAGATCGGTATATTGAGAGTGGCTACAGAGTTCACGTGCCAGTCATAGACCTTTATTATGAAATGCTTGCAACTCAATTACAAAAACCAAATTTAGTTTGGCACCGTGAATCGGAAGAGTTTCCAATGAAAGAATTGTATGGATCCCACATGGGAGCAAATACAGAAATGGATCTTTACGTTCCGGTTTCGTTTGCAAACTATTATTTAAAAAATTGTTCTATAATGGCCAGCAAGTATTATTACACAAATACACCATTAACCAATTGGCACAAAAGTTTTAGTCTCACAAGAAGTGAAGAGCGTGAGCAAAAGTTGATTGATGAGTATAATATAAATCTTAAAAAACCATTTACACTTCTCAATATGACATATGGAACTCCACCAAATCACGTAGTTCGTTCAACTCCAAAAATACATACAAATAATCAAGTTATAGAAATGTCATTTGAAAAAGACAAAAAACATCAGTTTAATCTTTTTGATTGGGTTGGTGTTATTGAAAAGGCAACCGAAATACATACTGTAGAAACATCTCTATGCTATTTGGTTGACAAATATAGCAAAACAGATAATATTTTTATGTATGAAAAAAGAAGGGAAAATGAAAGACCAACTTACTACAACTTAACAAATATGGTTTATCGCAATGTAAATTGGACTTACATGATTTAAAATGAAAATTGAAGTATCAAATGGAGAAATTGTAGACAAATACACCATTGTCAACATTAAATTAAAAAAATGCAGTGAGCACACAGAAAAATATAAAAATCTTTTAAATGAATATTTAATTTTAAAAAATGCTGTTAAATTTTTAAATATTGATCATAAATTACTTGATGATTTGCAGCAAATAAATGAAGCACTTTGGGAAATTGAAGATAAAATAAGAATATTAGAAGAAAAAAAACAATTTGATAAAGAATTTGTAGAGTTAGCTAGATCCGTATACATTACTAACGATAAAAGATTTTTGATTAAAAAACAAATCAACTTGATCTCAAATAGTGAAATTAGGGAAGAAAAAATTCTTCCCACAATACAATGATTAATTTATCAAATACCACATTGGTCAGTATAGATGGTGTTGGAAAAGATTCAAATCACCTCAAAGCACTAAAATATAGTTGCAATGGGATTAAATTTGGTGATGTTAAGTTTTTTTGCAACACAAATTTTGGAAAGTCTGATTTTTATTCTCATGTTGAAATACCAAAATTAACCTATGATGGATATAATAAATTTTGTTTGGTTGATTTGGTAAAACACATAGATACTGAATTTGTTATAATTGTTCAAGACGATGGTTTTATAACCCATTCAGATAAATGGAATCCAGATTATCAACAATATGATTACATTGGAGCACCATGGCCAAAAGAACATTT